TGTGAACCTGTGAACCTGTGAACCTGTGAACCTGTGAACCTGTGAACCTGTGAACCTGTGAACCTGTGAACCTGTGAACCTGTGAACCTGTGAACCTGTGAACCTGTGAACCTGCTCCAGTGTCAAGCTGAGAGAGTGTCAAGCATGGCACGCTGTCAAGCATGTTACGCTGTCAAGCTGGGATAGAATTAATTGGAGCGTGCTTGACTAGAGGTGCGTATATTACATGTAAACGGTTGGGTAGGTAGAGGTGCGTATATTACATGCTGGAGAGGCGGTCCCCCCTTTTGCCGCACGCGCAGGGGGGTATACTCCCACCCCCCTTTAAATTTTTGGCTATTTAAAATACTGCCAAACAGGGTACTTCCATAAATTTTTGGCTATTTAAAATACTGCCAAACAGGGTACTTCCCTAAACTTGTTAAAAATTTTTGGCTATTTAAAATACTTGTTAAACAGGGTACTTCCCTAAACTTGTTAAAAATTTTTACCGCCCATAATTTTTACTTGACTATGTTTTAACACTTGAAATAAGCTGAACATGATTTCAAGGGGAATACCTTCTAGCTAAACTCGTAAGAGAGTTCTGATCGAAAGATCGTGGGCATACAAAACGAGAGGCGAAAAGGATGTATAACTGGACCATGTGTAGATAACCCTAAGGGCACATGCACCGACCTGATGGTGAACAATCAGCCTTGCAAGTGGGCGACTGGATCGGGGAACACTTGCACCTTAAAGTCTCTTACCTTATACCTCCGTGCAGGCAGTAGTATACAGTAAGAGGCTTTTTTATCTTTTAAATTCAGTTTGGCCAGATTCGTCTATCGGAGTACTAATCTACTAATAAACCGTAGGGCAGTGTGTGAGCTTCAGTAGACGGGCTTGGTCACTTTACACCAAACCTCCACCAATTCTAATTACTTGATTACTCAAACTATCCCATGATACCATTTAGTATGGAATATGATCTGGTAGAATCCCCTAACATTACTGATCTTATCGAAGACAGTTTAAGGCCTACGTTAAACGCTAACCCTAAGCTGCGTAAGTTCGTACGCGCATACGAAGGCGACTTGGTGTACGCCCTCAGGATCGCAGGGTATCACGGTACAGACATTTCACTACAAGCAAAAGGCATGGAGCTACTCAAGCGCCCAGACATTAAGCAAGCAATACTCAATCAAGTAGCTAAAACAGATAAACGAGAAGCAAACCTACTAACTAAAATAGACAGAATGGAATTTTTAGCATCGGTAGTGCGAAACTCAGACCCATTTGAGCGCCCAGTTAAAGACGACTATGGACAAGAAGTAGCTCCCGAGCCTACAACCATGGCACTGCGCCTCAAAGCCCTAGACATGTACAACAAAATGGAAGGCGACTACCACACAAACGTACACGTAAATCATGAAGTCAATATTACCGATTTAATACTATCCTCCTATACAGACGTTACTAGGCCCATAGAAGCCATAGAAGCAGATTATACCTCTACAGACGACACACCCATACCTAAATTAGAAACATTAGGACTATAACTTTGAACAATCCTAACGACATATTTGACCTACTACTGGCACCTAGAGTAATACCTACTCCTACAGAAGTAACATCGAACGTATTAGTATTTGAACCAAAGTATGCAGAAGTACCAAAGCAGTCTTCACTCAATGAAAAGTTTAACTCAGCAGCGCCACTTAAAATATCAATAGCAGAAAAACTTAGACTATGGCGACTAAGGTACAGATACTTCTTCGAAGAAGTATTAGACATGGAGTTAGACGACTGGCAGGTAGACTTTGTAGAGAGCTTTTTAAAGAATGAACGTACAGTGGCCATTGCATCAAAAGGCGTAGGTAAAACTAAGCTACTAGCAGGATGCGCACTGTACATGCTAGTGCTATACCATGAACCTAAACTTGCAGTAATGTCAGTAACTAAAGATCACTTACGAGATAACTTATGGGCAGAAATACTTAAGTTTATAGAAAAGTCTCCATTCTTAAAGTCGATATTAGATAAGAGTGCTACACGGATTAGCTTTAAAGGGTCTGACGTAGCGTTCATTGCATCAAGATCAATACCTAAAGGGTCTAACGAAGAAGATATGAAGTCTGCTCTGGCCGGACTTCACGCTAACCACGTAGCGTTTTTTGTAGATGAAGCTGGGTCTATGCCTGATTCACTATGGGATACTGCAGATGCAATCCTAGCGAATGAAGATTTACACCCGACTATACCAAAGTTCGCTAGGATACTTGCATGTGCAAACGCAGAGATGCCTAGAGGACTATTCTATCGGGTATACACTTCAAATATTGCAGGTAACAAGTCCGTAGAAGCAATGCAGTGGAACATGATAAATATCAGTTCTGACCCACTAGACCCTAAACGCTCAAAGCGAGTATCAAAAGCTTGGGCACAAGGGGTAATTGATAAATACGGTGGACGAGATCACCCAGTAGTAAAAATTAACGTACTAGGGATATACCCAGATACTTCACAAGAACTATTCCTATCGGAGTGGGAAATTGATGAAGCAATGCGGCGCAGTTATGACGACCACTTAGTAGCTCACCATGAACCTTCCATGGGGGTAGACGTTTCTAGGGGTGGAGATGATACGATAATAGTCACCCGTAAAGGGCTTAAAGTGTACCCATTTGTCCAAGTTAAGCCGGGTGCCGATGGGCATGAAGTAGGACGGGCAGTAAAACGTGAGGCCTTTGCACGTAGAGTAAACAGGGTAAAAGTAGATGGAACTGGAGGCTACGGGCTATCAGTAGTAGATTATTTAAAAGCAGAAGGGTCCCTAGACGTAATATCTATTATATACAACCGAACTGCGACTAGACCCGAAAGCTTTAATAACATACGTACAGAAATGTACTGCAAAATGAGGGACTGGATTAGAGCAGGTGGGGCTCTACCTATGGACCCTATGCTCAAAGAAGACCTACTTGCACCAAAGCTAAACATCAGAGGTTCAAGGTTTGAGCTAGAGCCTAAAGAAGAAATACGCAAACGACTTGGACGCTCACCAGATAGGGCAGATGCACTAGCACAGACATTTGCAGAAATGGATACTCTCGAAGAAGGTGCGTTAGATACTGCCCAAGACCCTGATACTTATGATGAAGATGGCAACATTAGACCGCTAGACGAAAGGATTTTACTAAGAACTCTTAGGATGCGACAATCTAGCAGTAATGAGGGTAATCATAAATCTAATGACACAAATGCTAGACATAATGTAAACTCTAAACATCTATCTTAAAATGAGGGTTATATATGGCAACTAAAAAGAAAGCAAGAAGAGTATCAACAGTGTTCGGTAAGCAGAAAGTAATGACTACTCCCGAAGTTGCTGCAAAGATTAAGTCGGGGCAAATTTCCCCAGACACGCATACATTTTCACAGAATGACGGATCAGTTAAATTTGCTCCTAAACGCAGAGCAGTAGTTGGTGGAAACGGGATTATTCCTACGGCAAATAGTGCTGCAGGTAGCATAGGTGCATCAGCAAATAGTGCTGCAGGTAGCATAGGTGCATTAGCAAATAGTGCTGCAGGTAGCATGGGTGCATTAGCAAATAGTGCTGCAGGTAGCATAGGTGCTGGGTACAACAGAGCTACAGGTGATGCTCCAGTATCTAACAAAGCTTCAGGCAGCATGGGTGCTGGAGCTAACAGAGCTACAGGTGATGCTCCAGTATCTAACAAAGCTTCAGGCAGCATGGGAGCCGGGGCAAATAGGGCCACAGGTAACGCGCCTACGTCAGACAAAGTGCCCCAAACAGGAGTACCTACTACCGATAAGGCCACTGGCCAGCCGATAACTCCTGCTCAGAAAGTACAAATGCAAGAGCAGCAAGCTATCAAAGTAGCGCCTTTCAAAGCAGACCTAGCGGCATTATCCACCCAAATTAATGACTTAATGTCAGGGCTTGACTCCGCAGAGGACGATGACCAAATAGGTGTTATTAGACAAAAAATTGACGCATTTAAATCAGCTATAGCCTAAGGGGTACGCAAATGTACACGTATAACTTATCTGAAGTTGAGTTTTTAAGAGCTGACATGGTGAACGAGCTGCAGGAATACATGCCTGAGTTTAGGCTTGCGGCAGCGTTTACTAACCCTAGATCAATTAAAAATCCCGGTGAAAAGCTACATCGTAAGATAGAATCAAAGGTATTAAAAAATACCGCAGGTATGGCACTTAGAACGGCCACCGCAGGTATGTTTAACGGGGCTACCCCTAAGACTAGACCTTGGTTTACTTCGGTAGTGTCTAACCCAGCAGTAGCAAGAACTACGGCAAATAAACAGTTTACTACCCGTGAAGATGCAATAATTGCAGAAGTAATGCAGATAAATAATACCTACCGCGCATTACCTCTCTTATATAAAGATACCCTACAGTTTTCTACTGGCGCTTGTATGATGTTACCTCACCCTATATACGGGTCATGGTTGTATCCTCTAGCTACTGGGACGTACTCTTTTTCATGTGATGCTGAGGGCAATCCCGAAATGTTTTGCCGTGACTTCGTGTACACAGTTAAACAAGTAGTAGACTCTTTTGGTACAGTTGGAGTAGACGGGGAGCCTATATGGGATAACTTTCACCCCTACATTAAAGACTGTTATAATAAGTGCCTGTTCAATGAAAAGGTTTACCTTACTACGGTAATACTCCCGAATAAAAAGTGGCAACCGTTACGAGAAGACAAGTTAAACCCTACAGACCGAAAGTACCAAGCGTACACATACGTACAACGCTTTGGCTCCGCTTCAGGTAGATTCTCTGGACTTTCATCGAGAGAACTTAACCGTGACAGAAAGGACGTAGTAGGCAATAACGGGTTTTTGAAAGTGGCAGGGTTTAGTTATTTCCCAGTGATTATTTCACGGTGGGAATTGCTGGCCGAAGAAAACTTTGGTGCAGGAGCCCCTACGCAGCTTGCCCTTGCAGACATTATGACTTTCCAAGAAATGCAAAGAGCAAGGCTTAATGCTATCGATAAAATGGTAAGACCTCCTATGGTTGGACCTGCTAGTATGAAAAGACACCAGTCTTCTATTCTTGCTGGAGGGATTACGTACGTTGAGGATAACCAGTTAGGAGCCTCATTCAGACCCGCTTTCGAAGTTAGCTCACGCATATCTGACCTAATTGCAGACCAAGCAGAATACAAGGACATTATTGACGAGGCCTACTACATTAACTTGTTCATGATGTTAATTGGCCAAGACTTAAAATCACACGTATCTGCCCAAGAGATAAATGCCCGAGCGGCAGAAAAGCTACAACTTTTAGGCCCAGCACTATCGCAGTGGGACTTTGATATAGGGTCTAAGTTAATTGGTAACAATAGGCATATACTTAGAGAGCAAGGAAGGCTTCAGCCTCTACCTAGAGCAATGCTAGAAAATATGGGGGCAGGAAATGTACCTATAAGAGTTGAATACGTTTCTACTTTGGCACTAGCGCAGAAAGCGGCTAACCTAAATACTATGGAAAGATTCATAGGGATTGTAGGTACGATAGCTGAAACTACTCAAGACTTAAGCGTTATTAAAATTATTAAGCCAGAACAGTATTTACGAACTTATGGGGATTCTATAGGATTAGACCCTAACCTACTTTTAACTGAAGACGAGTTTGCCAGTGCTAAAAAAGCTGAAGCTCAAAAGCAAGCAGAGGCCCAACAGCAAAACGCTTCAATGCAACAGTCAGAAGTAGCTAAAAACCTATCTCAAGCAAAAATTGGCGAAGGGTCAATGCTTGATACAATGATGAGCGCATCGAGTTTATAATGAGCTACATATCTAAAGTTATTGCTACAAAAGACGGGCGCAAGTTCATTAATGAAGTGCTGTCCTTTTGTGGAGTGTACCAGTCGTCTGACGGAACTGCTAATGACCTATTAAGGAAAGAAGGCAAGCGTCAGGTAGGGTTACACATACTAAGTTTAATTAAGGAAAAAAATGACAGGACGCACCTATATTCTATGATGGAGGAAGCGTACCTCGCTAACAAGGAGAAAGAAGATGAGCAAAGAGAATCAAGCAAACGTAGCCGAGAAGATCACGACTCCGGAACCAATTTCAACTACCAGTACTACACCGGAGATAGAAGCGACGACGAAGGACACGACTCTGGAGAAGGACTTAACCTCTAATGCAGGCATTATCGAAGAAGCAGTTTCTACCGAAGTACCCGTAGAAGTTGCAGCGGTAGAGGCCGCTACTGAAGTAGTTGCCGCTACTGAAATAGAGCCGTATGAACTATCTCTAGATGAGGAAAGCCCTCTGACAGATGAAGAGTTTGACGAAGTAGTACAAGAGGCAGAACGTCTTAAACTTGGTAAAGAAGATGCTGAAAAGTTAATCAAGATGAGAGAGTACTCCCACAAAGCTAGTACTGAAATATTTGAGAAGTCTATCCAAGAACGTAACGATAACATGGTTAAAGAATACAAGAGCGATACCGCGCTACACACAGTAGAGGCCAAGCTTTCTCTACGTGAAGCAGTTAAAGCTTTTGGAGGCGATCCATCTTTCAAAGAGATGTTTAAAGACCCTTCTATGAACTTTAATGTACCTCTTGCTAAGTTCCTTATCTCGGTAGGGGATAGAATTAGAGGCGGCCAAGATACTCTTCCTACTAAGAAAGGTAGCAGTGTTATTTCGGACGATGCGTCAACGTTAACTAAGGCAGCGAACAATTTTTATAAAGGTATGTAAAAAGGTTGTTGACACAAATATAGTATGCAAATACCATATAAGTACTAAGTGCTAATTGCCTAACTAAACAAAGGTTAAATATATGTCAATCGTATCACAAAATTATTACTCGTTCAAAGACCTAGCTCTACAAATGGGTAAAGATAGCTCTGAAGCAGACGTTATCAACATGGCTTCACGCAATAAGCCCATCCTTGAAGATGCTTTGGCGTTACCTTGTAATGATGGTACGAAGCATAAAACGTTAATCAAGAAAGGTTTACCTACGTATGTGTTGAAAGCACTTTACGGCGGTGTTCCTGCTTCACGCGGTAACAAGATGCCAGTAGAAGATACTTGCTCTGTTATTGCTTCTGCTGCAGAAATTGAAACTGATTACATTGATATTTTTGAAAAAGCTGAAGATAAAAAATCTGCAAGACTTGAAGAAGCTTCGGATCACATTGAGGCCCTAGGCCAAGGTGTAGAAACAATGGTTATCTACGGTAACTCTTCTTCTAACCCTCGCGCTCCTAGAGGGCTAGTTCAACGTTACTCTTCTCTTACTGCTGAAAACGGTAAGAACATTGTACACGGTGCTGGTACAATTGGTGGAGGAGACTCTGGTAAGTGTACTTCAGTTTGGTTCATCACTTGGGATAGTTGCACTATCCACTTGATCTACCCTAAAGGTGCTAAAGCTGGTGTTGACCAGAAAGATAACGGCAAGATTAATAAAGAAGGCCCAGAGGGTACTTACTTTGTATTCCGTGACGACTTTTCTTGGCATGTAGGGGTTTCTCTACGTGACTGGAGATACGTAGTTCGAGTTGCAGGTATCAACACTGAAGACCTACTTGCATTTATTAACGCTCAAAAAACATTCAAGTACTACTCTACTGCAAATGCTTTAACAGCTAATGCCAACGTAGCTGATGGTTCTGGTGCAGACGTTCAGTCTACTCTAGTGTCGGAAGCTGATAACGTTGCAGGATTGTTCAAGCTTGCTTACTACCAGCATGAAGGTCGTAACCAGCAGAAAGGTAAGACATACATCTACGCTAATACTATGGTAGTAGCTGCACTAGACTTCATGGTTGACTTAGGTCTACCGGGATTTTCTAGATCAGAAATCGAAGGTGGTATGGAAGTTCTTAAGTTCCGTGGTATTCAAATTAGAGAATGTGCGGCGATCCTTAACACTGAAGACCCTCTACAATAGTAGTGGTCCTAGTATAATGTTTTATAATTTTAAACAAAGGTAACTATATGTATCAAGATTTACAGTCGAGCTTCACAAAAGATATGGCCTCAGCTACTAATGACTCAGCTCAGACGGTAGTGGGAGCTTTTGGAGTAGCAATCTTGTCTAAGAACGTTTTAGACATGGGCGCTCCTGCGAATGTTAAGAGAAACTCTCTTAGCCAAAACGCACAAGTTAATAACTTTAACGCAGCTAACATCCCAGTACGTATCCAAATTGTAGAAAAACTTTTGGGCGCTACTGGCGGTATCAAAGTAGACATAGTAACTGATTCTGCTTCAGACCTAGTTACTGCTCCAGTAGTTCTTTATACAACTACTATTCCACTTGCTGAGGCGTTAGTGGGTAAAGTACTTCTTATTAAAGACCTACCTATGGGTATCGTTAAGCGTTACGTAGGGATGAAGTTCACTCCGTTAACAGCTAACTCTACTGCTGGTAAGATTGACGCTTTTATCTCTTCTGATACAATTTCAGACGACAACTAAAAACAAGACTTAACATTAATAGGAGGGCGAAAGCTCTCCTACTTATACCTTAAATTCATACGGAGAAATTATGAAAAAGTTCATTGAAGTAACTGGTACTCTTCGCGCACCTGCATACATTGGCAACATTTACTACATGGGTGGCGAAAGCATTACTATGAATGTGTTGGTAACTTCTGCAAAGAGTCTTGCCCCTGAAGTGGTAGAACTATCGGAAGCTTCTAACGCACTAGTTGAAAAGACTATTAAAGAGTTAAAGGCTGACGTTAAAGCTGCTAAAGCTCCTACCAAAGCTCCGGCCAAGGCTCCTGTAAAAAATGATAATAAGTCAGTAGAAAGGGAAGTTCCCCTAGTATAATTTTATAAACTAAAGTAGGATTGTAGCTATGAACAAGAATGACATTGCTAACTTAGCTACATCCAATTTAGGTCAGACAATTAGAATAGTTGACTTTGAAACTGATAACTCACTAGCTGCCAAACTTATACAGCAGTGGTGGCGAATATCCCTACTAACTTTCCTTGAGTCACACCCTTGGGCATTTGCTACCTCATTCGCAGCATTGCCCGTAGGACTTTCTACCCCTTCCGCTGGGTACGCATACGCTTACATTAAACCTGCAGACGCACTGGTTATTAGGCGAATTGCTCCGAATGGAGTATTCCCTAAGGCCGAAATACAAGAAGAGTACGCACTTAGATGGCGCGAAGTTAACGTAGGTACTGGTACTGAAATATGGAGTGACGTTTCCGAAGCTCACGCAGAGTACACCGTAGCTCTTGGTGATAACTATGACTTCCCTATCTACTTCGCTAGAGGGTTAGCGTATCAACTAGCTATCGATATTGGACCCAAACTTATTACCCAGAACTGGCCAAAGATTGTTCAGAACATTATGCCTATGTACCAGTCTGAAATGCAGAAGGCCATAGCTAAAGATATTGCACATCAACCTGAAAACTATGAAGGCAACTCTTCGTTCATTAATGTACGGGGGTCATACTAATGGCTTCATGGAGTGAAAATTCTTCGTACCAAGGTGCTGCATCAGGTGCAGCTACAGGTGCTATGTTTGGTCCTAAGGGTGCTGCCATTGGAGCAGGGATAGGATTTGTCGCGGGTGGGCTAATGGGTGGCAGTCAAAAAGATGCTGCTAAGAGAGCAGAGGAAGCTAGGCAAAAAGAAATTAAAAGAGCTATTGAACGGCAGAATAGAAATGAGTTTACTGCTAAATCTCAAGCTGAACAGTGGGCACTAGCAGATATAGGGGTAGGTAAAGGAGATAGAGCACTTGACGTAAACTCCAAAAGTAACGTTGAAGGACTTAAGAAAAATGCTGCTTCAGCTAATGCTGCAGTAAAAGCTAATGCTGCAGTGGTATACGCAGAGAATTATAAAAATGGGGTTTATGTAGGCGACAGAGGGGAGCAAAAAGCCAGTCCAGCAGTAGCAGCATCTAAAGGGCTTATAAGCAATGCAAAAGTTGCCGATGATGCGCTCAGGGCTAATGAAGGGATTTATGCAGCCTTGTTGGAGCCCGATGATAAACGTAAATACTAGAGGATTATATGGCCGGAGAAGCACAACAACTATCATTCATGCAAGGGGAGATTTCCCCCGAATTCTACTATCGAAGTGACCTAGCTAGTTTTAATAGCTCCGTTTCAAAAGCTTCCAACGTTAGATTAGGGCCTCTAGGAGGACTATCAAATAGAAAGGGCAGTAGAGTAGAGCAACTACCTGCTTCTGCAGATATTAAAATAACTACTCTTACAAGTTCAAATGACTACGTAACTTGTGTTTTTCACCATTATATAACTAAACAGTTATTCTTCCTTGAAGTGTTTAATAACGCCGGAGAAATTAAGGTATACTGCGGAGGCGTATTAATGAATACCGAGATATTCGGGTTTCATAATATCCCAGAAGCTCTAGACATTAGAGGGGATATATTAACGGGCCTTGCTGGACTCCACTTTGTAATACATAACGATGCAATAATATTCTCAAAAACATTACCTATCCGAGTACTTAACGTTGATATAGTAGGGTACGAACAGTACGTACAACCGATAGATGAGACTTACTCGTACACAGAAACTCAGTTTTGTATACGTATGGTGCCCCCAGATTACGTGGGCAGTGACCCTAGCAAAATGAACGGGTTACGATTGGAGTCTAACTTCACATTGCAAAGCTCCAATAACGCAACAGTACCGTATACATATAGTGCTAAGTCTACCTACGTAGCTCCTGTAACGGGTAATGCCTCATACGCTATAGTATCTGAGACTGCAGACGGGGTAGATTCTTCGATGAGTATTATGAATAGCATAGCCGGGGTTAATATGGCCCTACTACCTAGTGGTAGTGTAGATGACGTAATACCGTACCCTAACACGACTGTTACCAATGTACTTAGTATAGCAAGTGTTGGCCCAGAAATAATATCTTTTGGGGGCAAAGTAATAACTAAACTAAAGGTCTATCGGGCAACAGGTAAGCACGATGGGTACAACGGGCTATACAAACTTGTAGCAAAGTTTGGAGTAGACGAGGCTCTAGCAATATCCGTTACTGACAAGGGGCAGGACGAGGCAGCGTACACAGTTTGTAGCGACACTTCTGCCTTGTACAAACAGCCTTCCTTCTTAACTTTATCTACTACGCTTTTAGCTAATACATTAACTGGGGGGCTAAAAACAGTAGTTGATACTACCGTATTCCAACAGAGAGCATACTACGCAATAAATAAAGGTCTATGGTGGGGAACTAGCGTCTATAACAACACAATTGTAGCTTCGAGAGTAGGGGCCCTAAGTCAGGTAATATACCCACAAATATCTAACCCATCAGAAGCGTTCCAGTTTAACGTACCTGAAGATAAAGGTGGATACCTTACCCACCTTGCCAGTTTGTCTAGGCTTGTGGCCTTCACTAATACTTCTACCTTTGTAATACAAGGCGACGAAGCTGGAATTATAACACCTACTTCAATTAACCCATATAAGGTGTTATCCTTCGGGTGCAGAGAAGGAGTCCCTCCTGCAGTATCGGGAGAGACTTGTATATTTGCCGCTTCAGGTGGGGGCGTGGGGTACCTTAGTGTAACCGCTGACGGTTCCATAGTAGCAGGTAATGCTTCTGCTCTTGCAGGGCACATGTTTGAAAACAAAACAATTCTTTCGATAATCCCCTTGCTTGACCGAAAAACTCTTCCTGTATTTTTAATTAATACTACTGAAGGTGACGTATACGAGTGCTATAAAGTGGGCGAGTTTTTTGCGTTCTTTAGAGTTAATATGTTAGGAATTCCTTCTAATGGTACAATCACTGACGGGGGGATTTTCCCGTCAACTCAGGTTATGTCACCTGCATTTACAGGGCACTCTTTAGGGGCAGAAGCATACGTTAACTACCGCATGTGGAACTCGACCTTAGGGAAGCATTACGTTAACTCAGTGGCCCTTTCCCCCGAGCCAGTGGTAAGTACCAAGTATTTAGATTTTAGCAGCATATTGGACTACGCTACCTCAATAGGGACTGAGTACGTACACTACGACTTCTTGCACGAAGTAGAAAACGCTGCTGAAATAGCCGCTGGTTCCGTTAAAGGGTGGCACACTAGTAATAATTACTATGTAGCTGACGCAGTAGGTCCATACTTACGTATAGAATCATTTACGACTAAACTTGCCGATGCTACGGGTGACTGGCTTCCTGATACTACTATTCAGGTTACTGCAGGAGTATTACCCCTATATTTAGACGGTATAGACCTCCTTACTATGGGCACCCTGTACATGAAGTTTACTTGGCTTGAGGACGGGGAGTTACAAACTTCTTACGCTGAGTTAGTTCGTGGTACGGCCATAGATGCTTTCCACTTCGGATATACCTTTGAGTTTGGCGTTTCAGTACCAACGTACCTACGTACTAACGATATTTTGTTCAGCCCTATAACTACTGTAAACAGAGAAAGCAGTATGGAGCAAGGGATAGTGATTGCAGAGATTGCCTTTACTACTTCATTAATCCCGTCAGGCTACTCCCAGTACGCTAGTCTTAAGGGTTACTGCGACATGATGGGCTACGAGGTACACGAACTAGGCACTATGCTGGCACCAATAGAAATTCCTATAACTATCGAAGTCAATGGCAATATTTACGG